GATAATGCACTAGGAAAAGTTCCTGCGATAGGAGATACTTACACAATAATTTATCGCGTTGGAGGTGGAACTAGAGGCAATATAGCTAATGGAATATTAAATTCCACAGTTCAAGGACAGTTCTACACTACGCCAGCAGCGTCGCCACAAGCATATGATTTAGTGGTAGAGAATACATCTAAGGGGACTGGGGGAGCAGACGCTGAGACTATCGAGCACGCTAAGAAGTATGGGCCACTGATGTTCCGAGCCCAGGACAGACTGGTAACCCTAACAGATTTCAAAGCGTTTGTAAACTCCTACATAAGCTCTTATGGATCAGTTGGAAAGGCTACTGCGGTAACGAGAAGAGCTTATTCCTCAGCGAATATAATTGATATTTATGTGTTGGAGAAATCAAACAACATTCAATTAAGAAAAGCTACCCCAGAATACAAGAGACAAATTGCTGAAGCTATTCAAGATAAGAAAATGCTTACTGATGAAGTTGTTATCGTCGATGGATTAATAAGAACTCTTGATCTGATAATAACTTTAAGAATTGATAACAGGTATCAAGCACTTGAAAACACCATAAAGAATAAAGCTTCAGTTAAAATTTTAGATCACTTTAATGTTGATAACAATGATTTCGGCAAGGCATTCAATCCTCAAGAACTTTTGTATAAAATATTTGAAGTTCCTGAGGTTAGGTTTGCAACAATTGATAATGCCTCAGAGGCAATAAAAGTTGGATTCAATGAGATAGTCCAATTAAATAACTATACGATAAACGTGGCTTATGTTTAATAAAGCTAGACTTACAACTCGCAATTCATACGCGAAAGCCAACTTTGATGAGGCAGTTAAGTTTGTCGTTCCATCTTTGTATTTTGAAGAGGACAACTCTAGGGGCGTAAAAGAAATAGATGTATTTGATCAGATAATAAATAGCCAATTAAATTTAATTGGAAACATAAGCTCTGTAATTTACGTAAGCTCGATTACTGGGGCAGCATTCAGTGGCCTAGATACCCCAGAAGGTATATCCCAGTTCTTTGTAAAGCAAAATAATCTAACGGATATAGACGCAAATGATTTCGAAAGAAATATTTTAATTCCTTTAGATAAGTCTCTTAGATCTTTTGATTCAAGTGCAGAATTCTCTGATTTTATAAATGATACCTTACTCCCAGGTATAAAAGTAAATCAACCTACATTAGACTTTTTAAATGGTGGCGCGGCCAGTGCTAATCACACCTATTTAATTAATAATTTATCTTGGCTATACTTCTTAAATTTAAGTAGCACTTCAGTAACTTACAATCCATCATCACTTATTCATGACATACTGATTGATAAGATATTCACTGGGGGCTCTGTGGCTATAAATGATGCCATGAGAATTTTGACTACTTATATTTGGAAGAATTATGAATCCAACTCAGCCTTTCAAAATCTTGGGTTAATACCCTCAGACTTTAGACCCGCATCATTTACGCAAAATGATACATATACAAGTGGAACTCAACAGCTAGACAAGCTACTAACATTAGTAGATATTCTGTATTCCCCTCTGTATATTGATCAAGCGGATGTTCGGGTAAGAGACGCTATCCAGGACTATGTAACCAATCAGTATACCCTAACCACTAAAGTAAATACCGGGCCATTTATAAAGTTAATAAAAGCCTTTTCGTTTGCATTTGCAGACTACAATAACAGCGTAGACAAGATTGGCATCCTGAATGATCTTGATCTGTGCCCAGACGAGCTTCTCCCAGAGTTAGCCAGGATAATTGGATGGAGATTGTTCGGGTCCGAGCCAGATAGATGGAGATTGCAGCTTGCAAACGCTGTAGACGTTTATAGGAAGGTTGGAACGAAGAAGTCCATTCAGTTTGCCGTAGATTCTGTATTAGGGCAAGATGTTTTCGATGTCAGTTCTAACATTAGTGAGCTTTGGGAATCTTACGTCCCAAATTTAATTTACTATGCCTTAGCAACAGAATCTACTCTTCTGGAAAACTTTGATACCTGGACACAGGACATAGCTAATAACTTTAAAATAGGATCTTACAACATAAGCAGCATGGACGAGAATGTTCGTCTGTGTGTAGATCAAATAATTTATGAGCTTTGTCTGGAGTATAGATCCAAGTTCCTTTTAAATGGCAAAGGCTTCCCAATAGGCTCTGTAAATTTTGTATTTAATTACAGAGGGAGAACTATAGGGATACCTCCATTTGAAGAGTATCCATACTACCTAAATGTTCAGGTTACCTATGACATGGTTGACTCCTTGGTAGATAAACTCGTATGCTTCGGGGTTAGGGAGGAATTCGCCATCCAGGTCGGGGAGTATATAAAAGACAATATTCTCAGAAACACAGATGAGTTAGCAATAAAGAATGGTTGGCTATTCTTTACATCTGGTGCTCAATATGCTCCAAACTGGAACTCTGTAATCAAAGATATTTCAAATACAAAGTCTGAATACCTTGGACTGTGGAATGGAAAATCATCTCACTTTAAACTTTTATTAGAAGCCTCTGGATTTGATTTTAACAAAACTTCTCTTGAAGCCGACTCTAGTGAGACAGTAAAAATTGTAGCCCAAACTGCTAAGGAATTCTCCCCAGCGCATGCAATCCCAGATGTTATGTTACTTATCAATGCCCAGGAGAATTACAATAACTCTCATACCGTAGCAAACTTTGTTAATATAAATAAAGTCGAACAAGCTGCTTTGTTGACTGCTAGCTCTAATGGGTTTGCTATGTTTGGAAATACCGCTTTGGCGATGTCAACCTACAAAAGAGGATTGACAACAACTTCGGTAGCCACTTTCGGTAGAGGAGATGTAGATTCTCTGGTAGACACTTTAATTAGCCCAAACGGAACTACGGCAAATATTCCTAGGAGAGCACATAGAAGAAGAAACTTAAAAAATATTATCCCCAAGGACGGGTTCTATGATCGAACAGGATTTAATATGCCCGTATCGTTGCAAGACTACTCGATAGGGGATGATACTTTCCTACCTTTAGGTTTTGTTCCGTCCTCCCTGCAATATGTCCCTATAACTGATTATAATAATATTCCAGCTATATATAACATATGTGAAAACTTGAATTCTTCCAGCGTGTATAATGGAGTTGCGGTGAGCAATACTTATCCAGTTAGAGGTTGGGCACCACTTACAGATTTTGATTAATTATGGAATTTAATGTAATAGGAATAGATGATATAACTACTAGCCCAACCGAGAGGTTTACGTGTGCTACTAACGATGGAACTAATATTTATGTTGGATCGGAGAGCACTAGTGGAACAGGGCATGTGTGGAGATATTCCACCACAACCGGATGGAGTAGAATTACAGAAAATTTATCCCCTACAAATCTTAAATCAATATCAACTTTACATTATAAAAATTCTAAATTATTTGCTGGAACTCAAAATACTTCGTTATCTGTCGGTAATGGTCAAATCTGGGTTCATGAAGGAACTAATGCTGGGTGGAGACAATTAACATTCTACGGAACAGGCAGTGCTAATACTGCATTACGGGCTATAACATTTTTAAATGATGATCTCTATACCGCAGGATCTTATTATCTCGTTTGGAAGTATTTAAATGCAGCTAGGAATACTCAATATAACCCTGCTAATTGGAGCGAGCCGTATGATTATGCAACTTACGGATTAAGCTCCACTGTATGGAATGATTTAATTTCAAATGGGCAAAATATTTATGGGGCCGTAACCACCTACAATGCATCGTCAAATGTATTAAAATATACCGGAGGAAATTCTTGGTCCACAATTTCAACTAATGGATTTGGAGATATTTACAATCAAGGTGCCTCTAAATTATGTTGGCACAATAGTAAATTGTATGCTGCTACTTTTAATTTAAAGACTGGAACTGAGGTTTGGGAATATGATGGAACTACTTGGACCCAAATAAACCAAGATGGCTTCGGTATAGTTGGAAATTTTAATACTGTATCGTTAGAAAGTATTGATGATAAATTAGTTGCATCTGTCGAGGGAATATCTGGGGGTGAGATTTGGGAATATGATGGAGCTTCCTGGGCTCAGGTTCAGATAGATACTGATGTAACATACAGATCGTATTTAATTCAAAAATTAGGTAATATTAATTATTTAATAGGAACATCTAGAAAAAATTTAATACCGTCATATGATACTTCTGCATGGATAACATTAGCACAACGCCAGTCTGCTTCAGCTAATTATTTTCCTGATGGATCAGTAGCATGTATCCCACTGGATAATGCTGGAAATTACAGATTTATAGCTGCTAATAGTTTGTGGACTTTAGTTACTGATGGAACATTTACAAATCCATTAGCCCAAGTGAGATCCACTTCGCAGTATAGTCGAGCGTTAGAAATATATGATCCTTCATTGTCAGGAATTACTAAAGGGACAGATGTCTCGACTAAAAAATCAGATTTTTCTGGATTTAATCCAGATGATGAAAATGAAGATGTAAATCTGCCCAACATTAGATATTTATCAGGTGGCTTAGTATATCAAATCCCAGACACTAGCACTTTGTTACTTTGGGCACATGGGGAAGAGGGGTATTGGGACGCTAATTCAGTTAGCTCACAATTTGGTGGAATAGGACTAAATTGTTTTGTTAGACAACTAGTATCTTTCGATAATGGTCTAACTATTCATGATTGTGGGAATGTTTTAACTTCACAAATAACTGCTAGACCAGCAACAAATGTATCAGCGAATTGGATGGGCTTAGGGGGTTACGTAGTTAAGGATGGCTA